AAAGTTCCTAGTTTCCAACTAGTATCAACAGCTGTGTTAGATATTGTAAGAGCTATTGATCTTGCTCTAGCTCGTGTATCTACTTTTGTTGTGCTAGACGATATAGTAAAAGGACCCAATGATGAACTTGCTGCCGTATCACTAGGATAGTTTCTTAAATCTAATTGTATAATAGAATTTCCTTGTTGATTAATAAAGTCTGGTATAATTCTACTAACTCTCATAATATTTTCACCATCTCCTCTAAGATCAGCCATGTTAGTAGCAGCTCCTCTAACAACTTTTTGTGTAATATCATAGTCACCAGAAGTAATATTAGCTGGAATAGCTGTTGTAATTCCTAATCTTACTTGATTAACTCCTGTTTCATGTTCATAGTAATAAGAAATTCCCTCTGTGTTACCAACTACATCAAAAGAACTGTCCGTTCCTGCATCGTATTGAGTTGCATGAGGTAATCCAAATACAGCAGAATCTTGCCACGTAGTTCTAATAAATAAAGGACTTGCATTAACAAACCATATAGGTCGTTTAGCTGTAGAATCTAGATAACTATAAGTAACTGATTGTGTATTTACATTAGAGTTAGCTTCTGGATAAAACCATGTAACCTCACCAAACAAGTTATTAATTCCAGCATAAACCATTTGATTAGATGTCGTATTTAAATTATCGTAAACATAATCTTCTACTAAACAGTCCATAGATTCTAGTTTACCAGTGTATCTAAAGAAACCATTATCAGACATCCAGTACGCAGCACCGTCAACTTCAACAGCCGCATTCTTACCTATTAATCCACAGTTAGTACCAACCTGTTCAAACGCAAATGTAAAAGGAGTTCCAACAAAACGCATGGTAAATAAAGCTGTGTCACTCCAAACGTATAATGCATTTCTACCTAGTTTAGCACCCATGATCCGTGATCCGGCGGCCAGTCTTTGTGTACCAGCACTATTTTCAGCTGTAGGTGTGTATTCATTTATATTTTCTTGAGACGAAAATCTTATAAACATATCGTCTTGTGTTGTTTTATTACCAATAGTTGTTTCTGTTCCAAAAAATACTAAGTGACGATCAGGAGTAGATACTAACATATCTCTAGATGCAGTTGGCGCACCAGATATAATAGTTGCTCTTGTTGTTACAGCATTTGTTAAATCAGAATTCCATTCAAAACACTCACCATTAAATATTAAAGCAATAGCAGTGCTTCCTAAATTATCTATAGACCACATACCAGGTTCTGCAACTTTATCTGTTGAAGTTGCTGCTTGACCCCATCCAGAGTGACCACTAAAGTTAGTAACTGTTGCACCATCGCTATGAGACGCGTTCGTTGTTCCTCGAACATTTCTAGTAATTCCAGTAAAACTTGTAGCTGTAATTCCTGTGTAAGATATTTCTTCATTATCTACTTTTATAAAATTTGTTCCTGCACTTGGAAATCCTGTAGTGCTAGCTACATTAATTGTAGTTCCGGTTCCTCCGGTTCCAGCAGAGTCAGCATTCAATGCTCCGTTTAAAGTTGTTGTTTGTGGGTTTGTAGTTGTACCACCCCATTGAGATATACCATAACCAAAGACTCCAACCTGATCAGGTGGACCTACATGGTAATATTGAAAAAAAGTTATGCCTCCAGAAGTAGTTGCTCCCGCTCCTCCTTCGTTACTGGGCATTGTAATAGTAATAGTAGTTCCTGTTGGTGTTGATGTTACCATAAATTTTTTATCACAAAAATCTGCAGCACCAAAGTTTGAACCTGTAATAGCACTAAACGTACTTGTATCACCAAATAAAATTATATCACCAGCCTCAAAAGTGTGTGCTGTTGAGAAAGTAAGAGTTACTGTAGGTGAGCCGTTAGTCGTGCTAAACGTATTTGTAAGTGCTGTACCTAATGGATTAGTTAAAGGATGAATATCATAATATACATTCCCTGTGTAGGCATACAAAATTCTATTAGTTCCAATAAGAGAATATTTAATACCATCTTTATTAACCATGTGATGCAAACCTCTAGTTGCACCTGTTAATTTACTGTCTCCTAATTGAGACCAACCACCTATTTTTTCAGGCGTACCATACCTAAAGCGTACATTTGTGCCACCAGTCCACTGTGATTCAGCTCCTGTAGATGTAACTTGTTTATTAAATCCTGGTAAAAACCCTAGTTTTTGTAACATATAAAATCCTGTTTAGTAGGTAATATAACAGATTGTACCAAAATTCAATAATTACTATAGCACTAATCTAGTTAAATCATTTAAAGAACCAACCCCACCTTTAATAAAAACATTAAAAGCTAAACTAACTCTGGTATTTGTTCCTTTTTTTATTGATACTGAATGGCTAAGTGATGAAGGAAACAACATTATTTGTCCTGTTTTAACAGGAAGCCACCAAGATTCTGAGTTAAAAAAATTAAAATTTTTTATTTCAGGTTTAATCATATTATAATCATCTTTGTAAAATTCTACTTTATCAAATTTTTCATTAGCATTTAGATAAAGAATACCTGAAACTAGAGAATTTGGATGATTATGTTTATGGTGGTGTTCGTTAGTATCTGTGTAATTTAACCATGATTGTGTAATATAGGGTGTTATCTTATTTTTAGGAGATATAATTTTATTAAAATAGTCTTTAATAGCTATATCTAATTCTTTTTTAATACTACTAAATTGTTTGGTGTTGAGAATATAACTATCATTAGATTTATGATTACCATAATTTTTAATTTGTTTTATTTTTTTAAAATCTGTTTCTTTACTGGTAAGTTTTCTACTTAATTCTGTAACATAAACAGGGGTAGCAAACAGTGCGTGAATTAACACCATGGATAACCAAGGTGCCATAAAACTAAACTATGTCTCGTACCTTTAGTAACAGGTTTAACTCTATGTTTAACAAAAGAAGGAAATACAATACAAGAACCTTTTTTTAAATCTATAGTTTGTTTTCCTTGACCACCACAATTATTAAAATCCATTTCTAGTTCCCCACCTTCAAAATCTTTTCCTGGTTCTGAAAGCAATACAATAGAACTAAGTTTCCTAATTTTACCTATATAGTCTTTTGATTTGTGGTCCTGTGGATATGGTCCTGGTAGAGAATCCGTATGCCAGTCATAAAAATCATTTTTTTTGTATTCTGTAAATTGAACAGATTCATTCCAATCCCATTGAAAATACCAGCCTGCATTTGCATTTGCTTTATGAATTGTAGGATTAATGTTTCCATACAACAGAGGACTATTTATCCAAGATACTTTTGATTTTCTTTGTTCAAAGTTTTTTTTACCTGGTTCTTCTGGGTCTCCAACTAAACCATGTTTTTTTCGTAAAGTTAAACCTTCTTTTTTTATGTCTGTAACAAAATTTTTTTCAAAAGGGTCTTCTTTAAAAAGCCAATAATAATTTTTTAAATTCATTCTGTTTTATCCTTTAATCGTAAATTCGCTGATATAGATATTCTATCTCCTTTTGATTTAAAAGGATAGACAAAATGTTTTAGGTTAGCTGGAAAGATAAAAATGTCGCCTTCTTTAGGAAAAAAATAAGATGATGAATTAGTAAAGGGACGATCGTCACCTAGTTGAAATTCAATTCCTCCCGGACCAGTAGAAGTTCCATCATATTTCTCATGTTCTTTTTTTAATGCTTTAGGTATTTTTAAATATAACACAAACGAAAAATCATCTGTGTGATGATGTGGTGGATTGAACTCACCAGCTTTCATATAATTAACCCAAGCTTTGCCTGTCATTTCTATATATTTATTTTTAAACGTTTTTTCACTATAAAACTTAGATGCTCCTAGTGTGTAAGCTTCAAAATAAGGGGTTAAATATTTACTAAGAACATCTGTTGGAAATACAAATTCTTCATCAATATGGCCTGCTAAATTTTTATTGTATCTTACTTTTTTGTTTGATTTTTTTAAAATTTTTTTAAGAGATTCTTCTGAAATTTTTGATTTAAACAAGAAAGCACCCCAGTAAGGAAAGGTCCAATTAATTTGTTGTTCTAACATATATTCTTTCTAAAAATAATTTATATTAACAGTCATTCTTACGTCTGCATTAGTTGTTGTAGTGCTATGGTGTTCATCATTTGAATTAAAATGAAGGACTCTGTTAGCAACAGACATTACTTTTTTATCTGTTTTTTTTAAATAAGTATATCCATCACAAGTATTCATATAAATTAAAGCAGTTTTACATTTAAACGATTGGTCGATATGTAAGCCATGTTTATGGATTTTTTCTGTTCGTGGGTATAAATTTGCTTTTATTTTAATTAAAGATTTAGCTTTTAATTTCTTTAACACCGGTTTAAATAATTCATACCTGTCACTTAAAATACCTTTAGGATATTCATAAAGGTTATGAACATGATAATAGTTACCTAACTTATTATCAGAATCATATGCAACAAAATCTTGATAGTACCAAGGAAAAGAAGCACTAAATAATTCTTTTTTTATTTCTTCAAAATTTATTAAATAACTATCTGTTATTTTTTCTTTCATATCGTACTTATATATTTTTTTAAAAAAAAGTCTAGTACTTTAACTATTAATAATTATTGATCCAACTTGTAGTGTCTTCGTCCCATGTATCTTTTGTCCACTCACCCGACTCGTCTTGAGGTCTAGCAACCGGTGCTTCCCATCTACATGTAGTTTCATTTAAAACCCAAGAAGGGTATGGTTTAGGTTCTATAAAAGCATCCTTAGATGCATCGTATGTATAACCTACTGCTGCACCATTTTTTCTTATCGAATTATCTTTAGATGATTGTTTCCATTTTTCTCTATTAGACTCACTTGAATGATCAACTAAATAATCAATTCCTGCATTTTCATCTGTAGCAACGTTATCGGAAAGTAGTTGTATATCAATTACCATGTTAAATTCATCAAGTCTTGCAAAATATTTTGTCATAATTCTATGCCACCGTAAATGAACCGTTTGCTGTCCATTTAATAACCGTTTCTCCAGACCCACCAACGTTAGTTGTAGTTGTTGATGCACTTGTTATTGTTCCTGCTGAAGCTACATCATCTGTAACTCTTAAAAATACAACACCATCTCCGCCTGATGCATTAGTATATGTTCCATCATCGGGAGATCCACCAGATCCACCACCCAAGCCATCAGTTCCATCTTGTGCTCTTGGAGTTCCACCGCCACCAGCAGTTCCATTTCCACCGCCACCGGTTCCTCCAGTACCTGCACTTGCACCTGGGCCGGCTCCACCGCCGCCTCCACCTGCGTAAACGACTGAAGTTCCACCAATTGTATTAGCTGATCCGTTTCCACCTTCGCCAGAATTTCCTGATGTGCCAGTAGTACCAGCTTGACCAGCTCCACCGCCGCCTCCACTTGCTTGTGAAGGGTATGGATTACCAGATCCTTGACCACCATTGTTTCCTTGAACTGTTGTTGTTTCTGTGGCTACGGGAGTAATTGATGGTGTGTTTCCAGTACCCGCATTTGTTTGTTGTGTTCCTTGACCACCTGCGCCTGATCCACCGTTTCTTGCTGTATCAGTTTGACTATTAATTCCTGCTCCGCCGCCGTTTGATGTTACGGATAAACCAGTTCCAATAATAGAACTGTTTGCTCCAGCATTTGCAGTACCTTGAGCTCCAGCACCACCAGCACCTACAACAACGTTGTAAGTAACTCCGGATAATAAAACTGAACCAGCACTGCCTGTATTTGTTCTAAGGCCGCCACCGCCACCGCCACCAGTCATGTATTGACCGCCACCACCACCGCCAGCAACAACTAAAAATTGTCCTGTAATAGCAGCGCCGCCGTCGCCAGCTCCAAAACCTAAAACTTGATAACCGAAACTTGCCATATTCTATTCTCCTTATGCGTCGTTAGCTGCATCAGTAGTGTAGAATAATTTAACACCTAGTACTCTTGCATCGGCACTAAATGTATCTCCACCTGCGTTTGCATCTCTAAATAATTGAAAGTAAGTTTGTTGATCTACTGCTGGGGATCCTGCAATTGTAACTGCACTACTTGCAGCTGAAACTTGTTGATCTTCTACTGTTCCTATACCAGCATCTGTAACAGTTACTGCTGTTCCGTAAGCAATGTCAATAGTATCACTATCACCACAAGAAACTCCTTGTAAACCAAAAATACAGTTACCTGTATTTGTAGAAGCTGGTGTCCAATATACTTGATAAGTTACTGTACCTTCATTCCATGATTTAGGAAAAGCTACTGAAAATTGTGCAAATTCATCTGTGCTTGCATCAAAATCTAATACTTTCATATCAGGTCTTGTTGCTGTTGTTTCAACTTGTTGTGCATCAGCACCATTAGTTGTAGCTCCATACATTGCTGAAGATGGAACCCACATAGTCTCTGTTCCTGCAATTTTAACTGCAGCAGTTGCACTTTTAAGTACACCTGTACCTTTGGGGTTTAAATTTATATCAACATTAGTTTCACCTGTTGCTGAAAGAATTGGACCGTTGCCTGTTGCAGCATTAGCCAAAGTTAATTCATTAACCGCTGAACTTGTTGCAGTAAGATTAAGTAATTCA